AGGGCGAGCCCGACGAGGGTGAGGAGCCGGCGGCGTGAGCCCGACCCCGGAGGCGGTCGCGCACATGGAGGCCCGGCAGCGTCTCGCCCTGGCAACCGCGCTGGCCACACACCGCGTATGGCGGCGCCTGGACCAGGACAACCTGGTGCAGTCGTGGGCCGGCCTGATGGGCGACGTCCTGGCCATCGTCATGTCCGGGCAGCTGACGGCCGCGCAGATGACCGGCCCGTGGCTGACCAGCCTGCTGGGCGTGGAGAACGAGGACCGGCCGGACGCAGGGCGCCCGATCCCGGAGGCCTTCGCCGGCGTGGACGGCGCCGGGCGCCCCCTGCCGGGGGTGCTGATGGCACCGGTGTGGACGGCGCTGCGACTGCTCACGGCCGGACGGCCGATCGTGCAATCGCTGGTGGCCGGCAGGTCTCTGCTGGACGCCATCGTCCGCACGGCGGTGGCGGATACGGGCCGGGCCGCCGACTCGGTGGGGATGACCGCGCGGCCGTCGGTGACCGGCTACATCCGCGTGGTGGAGGGCGGCGCCTGCTCGCGCTGCCTGGTCCTCGCCGGGAACGAGTACCAGACCGACCGGGCGTTCCTGCGGCATCCGCGATGCAACTGCGGCATGGAACCGGTCACCCGGGAGCACCGGCCCCGGCCCGCGTCGCCGACGCAGCTGGTGGCGCAGATGTCCGAGGCTCAGCGGCGGAAGACGTTCGGTGAGGCCGGCGCGAAGGCCCTCGCGGCGGGCGCCGACTTGGGCCAGTTGGTGAACGCTCGCCGCGGCATGCAGTCGGCTTCCGTGCTGGGTGGCCGGGCCGTCACCACCACCGAGGGCACGGTGCGCGGTGAGTTCCGCCGCCGGGAGTTCCGCCGTCTGCAGGCCGAGGGCGCGATCCCGCGCTCGCGGTCCATGCGCGGCTTCCGCCCGACCGTGGCGCGGCTGATGCCGGAGGAGATCTACCGCCTGGCGGACAACCGGGAGCACGCCGTCCAGCTGCTCCGCGCCCACGGCTACATCGTCTGACCCCGCCCGCGCGCAACGCCCGGGCCCGCACCCGCAATGGGAGATCACCATGACCACGCCTGCCCCTGCCGTTGAGCCCGCCGTTGACGACGACCTGGACCCGGCGGTCGAGCCCGTGGAGCCGGACGACGCGATCGACCCGGCCGGCGGCGACAGCGACGCCGACCCGGAGGGTGCCGACCAGCTCGGTGACCCGGGCAAGAAGGCCCTGGACACGATGAAGGGCAAGCTGAAGGCGGAGCGCGAGCGGCGCCGCGCCCTCGAGGCCCAGCTTGCCGATCGGGACAAGCCGGCCGACGGCGACCAGCCCGACCCCGACGCCCTGGCACGGCAGGCCGAAGCGACGGCCATGGCCCGCGTGAACGAGCGTCTGGTGAAGGCGGAGGTGAAGGCCGCCGCCGCGGGCAAGCTCGCCGACCCGGCCGACGCGCACCGCTTCCTGGACCTGTCCGCCTTCGAGGTCGACGACGACGGCAACGTCGACGCCGACGAGGTCGCCGACGCGATCGACGACCTGCTCAAGTCCAAGCCCTACCTGGCCGCGCAAGGCGGCACCAAGCCGCGGTTCCAAGGGACCGCAGACTCCGGCGCCCGCAAGGGGAATGCCCGGCCCTCCCAGCTCTCCGAGGCGGACGTCAAGCGTCTGTCGGCGGCGGGCAAGCACGCCGAGATCGTCAAGGCCCAGAACGAGGGCCGCCTGGACGACTACCTCGGCCTCACCCGGTAACCCCCTGAGGAGAAATCACCATGGCCATCAGCGCCTTCAAGCCGGAAGTCTGGAACGCCAACCTTCTGGTCACCCTGGAGAAGTCCCACGTCTACGCCGCCCCGGGCGTCGTGAACCGCGACTACGAGGGCGACATCGCCAACTACGGCGACACCGTCCACATCACGTCGCTGGTGGAGCCGACGATCGGCACCTACACCCCGCACACCGACATCACCATCGAGGACGTCGACGACGTCGACAGCGTGCTGACCATCGACCAGGCGAAGTACTTCGCGTTCGAGGTCGACGACGTGGAGAAGCGGCAGGCGTTCAACGGCGGCCGCGTCCTGACCGAGCAGGCCCGCAAGGCGGCCTACAAGCTGCGCGACGTCGCCGACGCCTACGTGGCTGGTCTGATGGCCGCGGGCATCGACGCGGGGAACCTGGTCGCGGAGCAGACCCTGACCGCGGCGGCCGACGCCTACGACCTGCTGGTCGACCTGGGCACCGTCCTCGACGAGGACAACGTGCCCGACGAGGGCCGCTGGGCGGTCGTCACGCCGGCGTTCTACGGCCTGCTGAAGAAGGACGACCGGTTCGTCGGGACGGGCGACGCGCAGGCGGCGGCGACCCGCACCAACGGCATGGTGGGTGAGGCGGCCGGCTTCACCATCCGCAAGTCCAACAACGCCCCCAACGGGCCGGGCGCGGGCGCGGGCAAGCTCGTCATCGCCGGCTACAACGGCGCCGTGTCCTACGCCGAGCAGATCAACAAGACCGAGGCGACCCGCAAGGAGAAGGGCTTCGCGGACATCGTGAAGGGCCTGCACCTGTACGGCGCGAAGGTCGTCCGCCCGACGGGCCTGGCCGCTGCGGATGTGATCATCTGATGGCCCGGGATCTGAAGGACGGCGAAGAGGTCCTGCTGCGCGGCAGCGGCGGCGCCCTGTTCCGGGTGACCGTCGGTCAGTCGTTCACGCGGGAGCTGATTGAGCGGCGGCTGAAGGCCGGGGAGTGGTCCTGGCCGGGCAGCGAGCCGAAGGCCGCAGAGACGGGCGAGCCGGAGCCGCGGACCGAGGAGAAGTCCAAGCCCGCACCGGGCGAGGACAGCCCGAAGCCGCGCACCGAGCTGAAGTCGGAGCGGGGCGACGCCGACGAGCCGGGCCCCCAGCCGCGCGAGGAGATCGTCTCCAAGCCTGGGGACGACGACCCCGACCGGCCCGCCCAGTCCGCGCCGAAGTCCGAATGGGTCCACTATGTGGCGCGCAAGCAGCACATGACGCTGGAGGACGCGGCGAACTACACCAAGGCCGACCTGATCGACATGGCCAAGTAGCAGGGAGGGGGACGCCGTGGCACTGGCACCGCTCGCAACGGTGGCCGACCTCGAGGCCCGCGGCCTGGCCGTGGACGCCTCGGAGACGGCTGTCGTGACCGTGTATCTGGGCGTGGCGTCCGCGGCGGTGCGGGAGGCCGCGGGGACGGCCATCTCCCGCACCACGTCCACGCTCACCCTGGAGGGCGTGCCCGGCCAGCGGATGACGCTGCCCGGGCCGCCCATCGTGTCGGTCGACGCGGTCACCGTCGACGGCCGCACGGCGACCGGCTGGCGGCTGGTCTCGGGGCGGCTGTGGCGGGCGGCCGGCTGGTCCGGCCGGGAGCCGTCCGAGGTGGAGGTCACCTACACCCACGGCCTGGTCGACGTGCCCGACGACATCGTCGACCTGGTGTGCCGGATGGTCGCTGCCGCGCTGCTGGCGTACCGCTCGGAGGACGGCGGCGCGGGCCTGGCCGCCGACAAGGAGATCACCTCGGAGCGGCTCGGGGACTGGTCCGTCACCTACGGGGCCGACGGCCGGGTCACCGAGATGGAGCTCACCCAGGCGTGGCGGGAGCGGCTCGCGGCCCGCTTCGGGGCCAGCGTCACGACGCTGGTGTCCCGGTGAGGGGTCCCGGCCGGCACTTCAACCGGCAGCTGCAGGTGTGGCGCACCACGACTGTGGACGACGGCGCGGGCGGCGAGGAGATCGCCCTCGCGCAAGTCGGCACGGTCCGGGCGAAGGTCGACCAGCCCTCCCCGACGGAGCGGCTGATCGCCCAGCAGACCGGGTCCCGCCACTCCCACAACGTGTATCTGTCCGCGCGCGCGGACGTGCGGCGCGGCGACGAGCTGCGCGGCACCGACGACCTGGGCAACGCCCAGCGGTTCCGCGTGCAGTCCGTCGTCCAGCCGTCCAGCCCGGTCTACTCCAAGGCCGAGGTGGAGCTGACCCAGTCCCAGGGGAGCTGATGGAACAGCCGTACATCGCCGCCGAGGCGCACGAGTGCAAGGAACGGGCCGAGGACCCGAAGCGGCCCACCGACGAGCGGCTGGTGTGGGCGCAGCTCGCGACGGCCGCCGAACTGGCCGCCATCCGCAAGCTGCTGGCCAAGCGGCGCTGACCGGGAGGAGCCCGCCATGGCGGCACGACGCCGCAGAGGCCGCGGCGGAGGCGGACGCCGGGGCGGCACCACGATCACGGTGGAGGTCATCGGCACCGGCCGGCTGCGGTCCCAGCTGAACGACCTGCGCACCGACATCCGCCAGGCCGCCTTCCAGGCCCTGCGCGAAGGCGCCGAGGCCATCGTCGCCGACACCAAGTCCAAGGTGGCCCGGGACACCGGCAACCTCGCCGAGAGCGTCAACGCCCGCTACCGCAACGAGCGGCTGCTGGCGGAGATCGGCTGGTGGGACCTGGACGACCTGTACGCCATCTTCCAGGAGCACGGCACCCGCCGCAGGCCGGCGAACCCTGCCCTGGTCCCCGCCCTGGAGGCGGAGCGGGTGAAGATCGGCGACCGGATCAACTCCAAGGTGGGGGCGGTGCTGCCGAGATGACGACACCTGCCGCGCCGGAGGCGATGCTGCCGATCCAGCGGGCCGTGTACGGCCGGCTGACCGGCGACAGCAGCCTGATGGGCACCATCACCGGGGTCTTCGACTACGTGCCCGAGGACGACGTCTACCCGTTCGTCGTCATCGGTGAGGCGACGGAGATCCCCGACAACCGGCACGGCGGCTTCGGCCGGCAGACCGTGGTGACGCTCCACGTGTGGACGAAGTACCGCGGCCACTCCAAGGGCCTGGCCATCGCCGCACAGATCACCGCCCTGCTGGACCACCAGCCGCTCACCATCACCGGGCTGGCGCACATCGCCACCCGGTTCGAGTTCTCGCAGACCCTCACCGACCCGGAGCCGCCCGGCGACATCCGGCACGTGGTGCTGCGCTACCGGGTGGTCACCGAACAGCCGGCCTGACCCCCGCTTCACCCCTCAGCCCCGTCCCCCTTGGGCCGGGGTTTCTTC